GATACGGATACATTACTTCTTAGATGTAGGTCTACGAGTATTCCAGGGGTATCTGTTGGTTCAATACTTCTTCCATATAAACAGACGGGTGGAGTAAAATATCCGGGTAAGAAAACCTATTCACATACTTGGGCTTGTACGTTTGTAGAAGGTGAAGATAGGGCAATGTGGGATGCCTTTTATGGTATGACTCAGGCTATAATTGATGATGAAACAGGAGTAGGTTCTTTTGGCATTAAAAAGGACGTATACTTACATCTTCTTAATACCGATGGAACTGTCTCAAAAAGAATCAAGCTAGTTGGAACATATGTGGAATCCCAAGAGGATATATCTTTGTCTTATGATGAGGAAGGTGCAATTCTTATTTCTGTGTCTTTCAGTTATGATCATTGGACAAAGGCGTAAAGCAAGGGATATAAGTGCATAGTTCGTCTAAGAGACGTAGTGTCAGATAGCTTAAACAAGGTGTAAAAGATATGGGAATGCTTTTGGACAGCATTTTTGGATTTCCGAGAACCCCTGTACAGAGAGTTTATCTTTGGGATTGTATCATGCCAGATGTTTGGGGGGCTGGGATACTCGGTATAGCGATTTCTAAGTATTGTCAGAGTGTTAGTATTGGTGAATACAATATTGATGATATTGCTGAGATGAAGGTAGCTGCTTTTAAGAGATTTTTTGCTGGAGATATGTCTATACAGAATCCCAGAATTACTTTTATAGCACCAATCCCAGATATTGTTTCTAACTATTTTCATACCTGGAAGAAGTTGATAGTAGATGACAGAGGGTTATATCATAAAGCCTCTGATTATAAAAAGGATATCTATGTAGTATTATATAGTAGAACCTATATTCCTACTAATATGATAACACTGGTTGGAGCGTATCCAAAATCATTTCCTGCATGGGGTCTAGATTATGCCACTGAGGATGTGGTTAAATACGATATTGAGTTTAAAGTAGATAATATACTACCAGGATTATCTGCTTTCGGTTCTTTTGGATCAGCCGCTAGTAAAGCTGCAGGACAAACTGGGAGTGCCATTAAAGGAGTGATAGGCAAAGCGGGGAAGGCGGCTACTGGATTTTTTAAGAGATAATTTCAAATAATAATATTTTGAAAAGGAGAAAGTAAGATGAGTGAAGAACAGTACATTCCAATTATCCTTCCATCAAAATGTCTCACTTATGAAGGTGTTGATACAAATAGCATTAGAATCCGCCCATTTAAAGGACGCGATGAGGTACTAATAGCCGAACTTACTTTAGAAAATCTGAAGAAGAAGTTTGTGACTATTATTGAAAATGTTATTCAAGGGATTGAACCCGAAAAATTAACCTCAGGTGATGCAAAACACATAATACTTTGGGAAGCTATCAATTCTTATAATCGGGATTACCCTATCGAGTTAGTTTGTGAAAATTGTCTACAAAAGGTACGGGCAGTCTGTGATCTTATGAAGATAAATAGCGTTGAACTTCCTGATAACTTCACACAACCTGTTGAGGTAAAGCTATCAGATAAGACAGTTAATCTACGTCTTCTTACTATAGCCGATGAAATAGCTACTTTTAGTTGGGGCAAAGCAGGTAACTCAGTATATCTCTATTCTTTTGCTCTATCAATAGTGGATGAAAATACTACTATTCTTGATAAGATAGCAATGTTAGAAGATATGAGCCCAGAGGATCTAAATGAAATAAGAAAGTTTCATACCAAATATGAGCACGGTCCTGATATGGAAGTTCCTTATACTTGTCCTCTATGCGACTATGAGGGTAAGTTAGTGTTACCCTTTCGACTTGATAGATTACTCGAATTTAGGGAATAAACTTGGATATATATACGAAAGAAAGTTTAATCTTAAGTATCATTTAGGTTTATCTTTTTCAGATTATGAGAATACCTATTTGAAAGAGTTGGATTGGATGTTTGGAAGATTAGTAAAGCAAAGAAATGAAGAAAATAAGAATAAGAAGGCTAAAGGTAAGTAATGGCAAAATTGGATGATATTACAATTGGTAACTACCAGGTACTTACTACGAATATAACAAAAGCATATATTCCATATTACAAGAATTTAGCTGCTGTTTATTCAGATACTAAAAAGGGTACAGGCAAAGTAATTAGAGAGCAGCAGATTCGGATGGCCGATATGCTAGGTCTCTTGGCAAGAGTTGAAGGTCGGGGAGTTACTCCTATTACTCGAAAGGAATTGAAGAAGTTAGAGAATTTGCGTACTAAGTTATATGAAGCACATAAACAGGTTAGTATTTGGGTTGAAGAGAGTATTCCATTTCGTAAGGACTCTGAAAAAGCTGTAAAGGATTTAGGCATTTCTCCAAAGGATATGAAAGCTGCATCTGAGAATGCAAGAAAGGCTGGACCAGAGAGAGGAGGAGCTATTGCCCAACTATCTCGTTTATTAGGGATGCGTGGAATGAGGCCAATGGTTGGTGCAGGAGTGGCTATGCGTTTGGCACGTCCAGTGCTGGGTCCTTTAGCAGCACCAGCAGAGGTAGGGGCAGTAGGTGTTGCTGGTCTTACTAAAATACTATTGGGACTTACTAAGCAAAGGGAAGGTCATGTGGATAGTCAACGAGTACCTGGAATGCCTGAAGTATCTAGATTATCTGGTATGGCGGGATTAGCAGGAACGGGAGTTGTGGAAGGGATGGCTAGTACTTATCCAAGAGATGATCAAGGAAGGTTTGTACCAAGAGGAGGTTTAACTGGTATCGATAATATTGAAAAAGGTCTATTCAAATTTTTCAATATAAGGGCTTTGAAAGCTAAGTGGACAAGAAGATTGCTTAGGGCAGTTGAAAAAGGGGGAGCAGGTGGTGGAGCTCTTGGCAGTGATTTGCTTGGCTCTTTCTCTAAACTTAAACTTCTTTTACCGGGCTTATTATTAGCTCTTGGAAAAGGTGCTGGATTGGCTGGAGCTGTCATGTTTACAGCATTTCAGCTACACAAAGCAGCAGGGGTTGCTAAAGAATGGTGGGAAGTTCATAAAAACGTAGCAGAATCAATTAAGAAACAGACAAAATTACAGATAGGATTTCTTGAGAAACTTTCAGATACTTTAATGAAAAAAGCTAGGAAAGCTGCTGTAGAAGGTGATGAGGAGACTAGAAGAGAAGCTGTTAAGGGTGTAATAGAGACACAAAAAGAAATTTTTGAAAAAGAAGAAAAACCGGGACTATGGGAGAGCTGGAAACGCGGAGCGGGTGCAATTGTTAGTGATGTAAAAGGAGTTGTTGGATTTCAAGGAGGAGGTGTAGTAACGCAGCCTACCCTTGGAGTTGTAGCAGAGAACCGGCCTGAAGTGGTAACTCCTCTTTCTGCTGGAAATGTAATGGATGTTTTGAAAGCTATTAAAGAGAATACTGCAAAAGGAGTAGGTGCAGTGGTATCAGCTCCTATAGATACTTTTGGTCCTCCTTTTGACCTTGCAGATCCATTATTAAATCAATTGAATAGAACAGGTAGTTTGAGTATAGGATAGTAAAATGCCAAAAGGTGATGCCGAAGATAAAGTACTAGGGTGGCAAGGTACGGATGTTCCTGAAGAGTATGTAGTTGAAATTCGAGATCAACGTCCTGTAAACTATATTGAAAGTCAAGGAACTGGAGTATACAAAGGGACTTCGAAATATAAGTTCAAAAAAATTGTAGTTATTCGAGGTCTTTTACAGCATAATATTGATATTAAAACAACGGCCCAATGGAGTCCGCTATCCGCCGCAAATTTTGCTACTAAGATGGCCACTGAAATTACTCAGCTTGTAGCTGGTCGTACGCTAGTATCAAAATGGGGAAGTAGACAAATTTGGATGGGGACTTCTCCTTTAGATTTTACAATAAACTTGCGGTTTGAAGCTATAAATGATCCTGCGAAGGAGGTTTTGGAGCCTTGTAGAGAATTACAGAGAATGATTCTTCCTTATACTAAAGGGAAGTATGGTGATAAACTTTTAATGTTCCCACCGGGACCTTTGGCAACTGGAGGAATTCGGGCCTGGTTTAGAGGTACATCACAAACTGAAGGAGAAATAATATCTGTGCGTATAGGAAAACTCTTGAAAATGAGTAGAGTTATTATACGGGATATTAATCATACCTTTATGAATAGGTTTGAAGAGGGTGGCAATCCTATGAGTGCCAATGTGGCTATACACTTCCAGACATTCGAGGTTCTAACTAAGAATAGTCTAGAAGATGAATTATATCATGTATCAAAAGTATCGAAAGTATCGAAAGTTGGTCCACCTAAACCACTTCCAGAAGATATTGAGTGGGATCCATATCGATAAGGAAATATGGATTGAAATTTAGGG